ATCCTCGTCATCGTCATCGTCATAAGGGATACGGTCGGGAAGTTGTGGCAGCCAGTTAGGTGCAGGAAGGATCGTTGCCGGGTAAGTAGCAGGTTCTAGAAGTATTGCTAGGGATAACTCAACGCTAAAGCCTGATCGTCTAAGCGATTTGTAATACTCGTTTAGCCCGATACAGTACTGATCGAGCATAGAGTAAGCCTCTAAGTCGATAGCCTTTTTACGCGCCATGAGATTAGTGTCTCTTACCTAACATTTCGATAATAGTATCGACACGCGCTTCTAGTCGATTAACTTGATCTTTTATAGATGAACCGCTATTGGGCTTTAGTTCATTCAGATAGTGCTTGACTAAGAACTGAAGCATCGCAGTTACACCACCCAGAACCGTCACGATCGCTACTGCAATAGCAGCGTAATCTGTAGCGCTCATCGTTTGGGCGTGGCATAGCCAAAGACACCAGCGAGGACAGCCCAAAGAATTGAGCGGTAATCTGCTGCAAAGTTAGAAGCAGCCCAAGCCGATAAGAATGCACCGGCGGTGAGTAGGTAAGGGTTTTTCATGTTCATGCTGTGCCTCCTAGTAGCGGGATATGAAAGAACGAGCCGTCGTTATCGCCCTTTGTAGAAAATGAGATATGGAGATGATGGCGATGCTTGTTAATCCCAGTATAAGTTCTCCAGCGCCAAGAGCGCTTGGCGCTTGCAATTTTGCCATCGAAGATGAGATATGAGATGCGCTTATCAGACTTTGCCAAGAGACGAAGTTGATCCGCCACATCGGGCATGATGTCTGGTTTTGGTTTTCCTGATAAATCGCGGTCAATGTCAATGGCACGAACCCAGCCCTGCTCATCTGGATTATGGTCAGACTTACGAGCTGAGTGCCGACTATCACCGATCCAGCCGTCCGAGGTACGGTCACGATCGCTGAAGCAGTCATCGAACTGTTCACGAAGTTGGCTAGCAGCCTTACTTAGCCTTGGCTTCATCTGCCTTAACTTCTGCAGGGTTTAGATAAGCCTCATAATCAGCGTTACCCGCAACCATAGGCACGAAAGAAACCACGCCGTCAGGTGCAGTCATTTCAAGGTAATCATTTCCTGAAGCATCTTGCTTGATTACATAAGTATTCATTTTACAACTCCGCGCTTACTGTGTATTGGATAAGGGTTACATAACCTAAAACTATAGTCCCGCTGTTCAGATAATAAGAAAAGGACTGTTCGCCTGTATTTTGCACAACTCCATCAACATCTACTGCGGTTGACTCGACGAAGATTTTTGCAGCAGTTCCAGAATTAGTAGAATAGATAGTTACTGTAGGTACAGTTCTCATAGTAACTGGAAGTCTAACTGTTGATCTATTTGTAATAGCAGTTGCTGCGACTGTCACATAAAGGTTAGAACCGATAGTTGTAGATGCTGTCGCAGGTGCGGTCGCTTGCGAGTAAGACTTTTGGTAATACCTCTGGCATGCAGCCAATTCGCCTTGCAGAGTTCCAGTAGCAGTTTGGAAGTTAGAAGCGGTTTGTGCCGCTTCAACCTGTACACCCCAAACATCAAAAGTAGAACCGTTAGCGCTCGTATGGAATAAGGTAATGGCTACGCTACTATCGTTATTTGTGCCTAGTGTTTTTCCTGAAATACTAGGAACTGCAACTGTTAAAGTATATCTAGCCCAAGAAGAAGTAAAGGAGACAGAAGAATCATTGAATGTAACAACAGCCGATGGGCTTCCACCTGTTCCAAACTGTTGAACCATTTGGATAGAACCTGTGCGGGCAGTATCGCATTTAGCGTAAAAACTTAAAGTGACTGTTTGACCTGCAAAAGTTCTTACATCTTCAATTAATTGAGTTAGACCTGCGCGAGTGTTAGACCCTTTTGTAGTAATTGCGGTACGGGCAAAAAATCTGCCTTCATAACCTGCAACTGGGGCAGTACCAGAAGTGAAAGTCTGTTGCGAATAAGTGCGGCTAGTTGGTGCAGTTCCATCGTAAGATGTTCTAAATCTGTCTGTAAAATAAGTTCCGCCGGCTGGGTCGGTAAAAGATGTCCCGCGCTGCCAGATGCCAAAGTCACCGTTAATAATCTTGTTCTTGCCAGCGGCAAACTGCGCACCATCAAGCAGGTTGATCGCTTGACCGATCTCGTTCATATCGGTCGCAGTTAAAATATCGCCTGTGGCGTAATTTACCTTGCTTGGAAATACAGACATTTATTCTCCTAATACGCCAATACTGATGTGCCTATTATACCCTGAACCGCGCTGTCGAGCGTGAAGCCGTCAGTAATTGGTTCAAGGGTGGTAACTGTAACCTGCATTTGGTTTGGCGTGATATCCCATGCAAGTCCTTGGCATTGTAGTGTTTTAACTATTGTCGATCCATCTGGCTGAATGTTGGTGATTTTCAGCGGTTGGAAGTAATCAAGCCCCAGCATTGTGCCGGTTGGTACTGATGTGTCTAACAGATCGACCGTCATGGCATCTATGCGGATCGTAGTCTCAGCTCTAGTTGCTACATATATTCTAGCGATATTAAGCGCATCTGCGTTTGTCTGGGCTACGAGATTAGTCTCATTGCTTTGATGCGAGAAGTACTTAACAATGGAAGCAGCATTCTCGGCTAGTTGCGGAGTACCGCCCACAGTAGTCATTGAGGCGGAGTTAATAATTAACTTGTCATCGAAGGCGAATACCAAGTTCTTATATGGAATGCCGCCAGACTGGTCAAACTCAATGGGAGTGCCACTTGCTGATGAAATTGTGTTAGAGCGGTTCTTAAATACTGCTGTGCCAGATGAGTTAATAAAAAATGCGCCTTGTTCTGAGAAGGCTGCGTTAAGTAGCGCATCGAGGGAAGTTCTAGAATTGCCGGGATCAGCAACGCAGGTAGTTGCCCCTGTGTCGATCTGGCGCATATTGCTAGGAAAGTTAACTTGGTTCAAGATAGCCGAGACTCTAGCCCCAGTATTTTGACCAGCAGTTGCAGAAGCCACAGTTGTAATTGCTGCCTGCTGCATAAGGCGAAAAGCATCATTACAGACAATATCTACATAGCCTGTCTCTTGCCCTGTTGGATAGGTGTAGCGGTACTCGGTTGTATAGCCTGAGTAAAGAAAATAGGAAGTGCCTTCAAAGGTAGCGGCTACGCGCAGCTTGCGTAGTGGAGTGAGATATCCATAGTAAGGCGAGTTAACATTTTGCGGGTTAAAGTAGGATAAAGGATCAAGGACTCTAACTGTTGCCTGACCTGCTTCGTACTGGTCGCGCATGATATTGCGACCGCGGCGAATGCTGATCGAATAAACATCAGGAGTTAGATCAACTACTGGCTCGACTGGAACTGATTCTGCAAGAGTTCCTGTACCCAAAAGACCATATTTAGCGTCTCCAAGAGTCATTGGGTAGCCGAATGTTGCTCCGCTAGAGAAGTCGAAAGATACGCTGATCTGCGCTGGGAGTGCCATTATCCGAACTGGCTCTGTAATCTCTCAAGCTGAATAATCTTGTTAGATAGATAGTTATTAGTCTGAACTTTAGTGACTGCTCCAGCCATCTCTTGACCATCGAGCGTTACGATCACGCTAACATCTGGCGCTGTGTTCTGTCCGTAGGTAAAGTTGCCCTGTGATCCTGTCTCCAACGGATAAACGCCTTGAGGATTACCCATAGCGGCAGGGACATTGGTAGCGACTACGCCAGGTTGAACGCTGGCGATCATGCGAACCTGCGCTTCTAGCATGTCTAAATAAGACTTCCATGCTGTAAATGGGTTCTTGGCATCTGGAAGGTTCTTAAGATAAGCCGCTAGTTGCTGTGATAGTCCTTGAGACTTAGCAAGTTCTCCAGCAAGTTTAGAAGCCTCTGAAGTGTTGCCGGTCAAGATAGCCAGTTGCAGTTCTAAGCGCTTGCGTTCTTCGTCTGTAACCTGACCCTTAAGGGCGGCAATGATGCTGATCTGCTGAATATCGAAAAGAGTGCCAGCCTTTTGAAGCGCTGTCTGTTCTTTAATCGCCTTAGTCTGCTCTTTAGTTGTCTTGAGCAAAGCGGTGCGGTTTTTAGCTGCTGCCTTCTCGGCTGCCGCCTTTTGTAACTCTGCGCGGATAGACGGCGTGATGCCAGACATATCTCTGCCGCGGTTCTTTTCGCCTGCAATTAAGGCATTTGCACCTGCGATATCGCCTGTTAATACTTGACCGCTTACGCCTAAAGCAAGTCCGAACTTACGAATAAAAGTTGCAAAAGCAGTAGAAGTCTTTTCAATAAGCATCAAAGTGTTTTTAAGTCCACCCTCGCCGCCACCGCCAAGGTTGGCTAAAGCATCAAGTAAGCCGCCACCAATAATTTCTTTAGCATTATTGGCAGAAACGGATAATCGCTGCAACGCACCTGCATAAGTATCTACTGCGACTGTCGCTTGACC